GGTATGAACCGCAATGTGCTGATGAGTTCAATTGCCAAACAACTGGGACTCAAGGTGGGCGCCAATGGCATGTTCAGTCGCACCACAAATCAATTGGTAGATGGCGGTCAAGATCCGGACTACGTGGCCAAGACTCTACTAGGCCAAAGCGCCACAAGAGAAAATCTCAAGAATGTGGAAAGCATTTATGCTGCTCTAGCAAGAGATCCACAACGTGATGCCAAACTGGCTGACTTCCGTGATTATCTAGCCAGAGAAGGCCTGCAAGAACCAGGCACAGTGAATGAAAACACAGATGTGCATTTCTTGGCCAAGCTGCGTGACAGAATTGTCAATCAAGGCATGCTGCCGCTAATTGAAGCTGAGCCAACTAGTCCCTATCAAATATATGAAGCTGAAGAAGTGGGCGTGGGTGGCAGAGCCAAGGGCATTGAACACATTGAAGATCTTGTGTTTCGTAAAGGATCACGTGGCGTGGATGAAGCCCTGGCCATCATACAGCACGCCACAGACGCACCTCAAAAGACCACCAGTGTAAAGTGGGACGGCAAACCTGCTGTGGTGTTTGGCCGCAAGCCAGCCACAGGTGAGTTTGTGCTCACAGACGGATCGGGGTTTGAAGCCAAGGGCTACGATGGTATGGCCACCTCACCTAAAATGATGGCACAAATTCAGAGCACAAGACCCGGAGAACGCAGCGGCATCACTCAACTGTATGCTGACCTTTGGCCACAGTTAGAAGCAGCGGTGCCTACAAACTTCCGTGGCTATGTCAAGGGCGATCTATTGTACTATCCAGAGCAGCCATGGACAGAAGAAGCTGGCAATCTTGTGTTTAAACCCAACACTGTGGAATATCGCATACCTGCCAAGAGTGCCCTGGGTCAACGAATTCGCAACAGTACCACAGGCATTGCCATGCACACCATGTATGCTGACCAAGGCGAAGCCAAACAGCCACTCAGCAGAGTGTCGTTTAACGAAGTACCTGGACTGTTGTTGATTGACCCAATCTACGGCAAAGGTGTAACGCCTCAAGATCCTACACAAGCCAAAGGGCAATTGGCATTGATCAAGCAGATCAAACAACTACGCAGAGAAAAAGGTGCTGCTATTGATACCTTGTTTAATCCTAGAGAACTAAAGGCCATGCAGATCACTGACTTGGCCAAATTGTGTGTGGACTATATCAATGCACGTATCAAAACTGGCGGCAACTTCAACAACCTGTTGGCCGAGTTTGGGCAATGGTTGCAAACCAAAGTCACCCCAAGAAAATTTGCCAACATTGTTGAATATCTGCGAAGCCCAAGTTCCAACACAGAAGGCCTAGCTGCTGCATTTACTCTGTTTATCTTGCTACACGACTTGAAGCTGGATATCCTGCGTAACTTGGATTTGAAAGATCCCGGCCACGAAGGTTGGGTAATGGCCACTCCTGCAGGCTATGCCAAGGCAGTGAATCGCTTTGATTTCACTGCTAGAAATCGTGCTCAAAACAATCCGCAACAAGCATAATTTTTTGCCAATCGGCTAAATAAAAGTAGGGCAAGAGCCCATATACTAAAGGAGATTTTCAAATGGCAGTTTTTACAAAAACAAATGGTACCACACAACCGGTATTCAACATGGACACAGCCAATGCGCAAATTGTTGGAACATCCAACATTGCAGCAATGGGTTCAGTTAACTTTCAAGGTCCAAAACTAGACTTTTTCTCAGTGGTTGCTAACGCTTCACTGACCACTTCTGGCAACGTCAATGGCTACATCAACAATCTGTTGACAGCTATTCAACAAACTTGCACAGTGGCCATGTATCAAGTTAGCCCAGCTGCACCTACAATTTTGAACTTGGCTATCTATCCAACTGGCGTGTACACCGCAGCTACATTGTTGGCCACTGCTAATACCAGTGCAACTGTTTCTTCAGGTGGACAAGACATCCAGTTGAACAGTGCTGCCGGCAATGCTGTGTTTACCACATCAGCTACCAACTTTGCACCACTCTAATATAATAATAATTAGATTGTTGTATTCCAACCCTGGACATAAAAAATCCAGGGTTTTTTATTGGCCGTAAATATGCCATGACCACACGGATTCGCGTAACCACTGATTTTGATTGTACCAATACCGGGGTTACAGGGCACTTTAAACCCAGTAAATTGCCTTTTCGGGATCACGCAGATCAATTGATTGAAAATGAAGATGACTGGACTAGATCAAGAAATCAACAGCGGAATTGGGAAACATTATTTCAGTTGGTTGGACTGTACACACAACCACAAGAAATTTCTGCAATCTCTATAGTTGATCAAAAGTGGCAGTTTGAATTTGACATAGAATTTGACGATATTTTTAATGTTAACGATGATCCATTAGGACTGCTTAAATCTATCTGTCAAGGTGTTCCTATGTTTATCAAACAAAAAGATCAGTACAAAATTGTCACAATTGACTATGGTGCAAACATCGAGTTTGGCGTAATTAACAATAAATAATTTATTAAAAGGCCACCATGGACACCACAGACATAGAGAAAAAAAGTTTAGAAGCACATGTTGAGCTTTGCGCTGAACGCTATAAACTTTTGGAAACCAAAATTGAATCAGTCGACGAAAAGATTGACACGCTGTTTTCTGTAATTGCCGAACTGCGTGGCATAGTACAGGCTTCGTCAGCAAAAAACAATGACAGGCTGATTAGCTGGGGAGTGGGAGTCATTGGATTTTTGGTGGCCACAGTGGGCTGGTTGATATCACACTACGTATTGATCAAATGAAGACCAGTCAAAAACTTGCTGAATTAGTTCGAAAAGAACTGCCACAATTGCTCAATCAAGTTATCATTGATGACGGTGGAAAGTACCGTGCATTTGGCATTTATGTCATTGAATCCAGTTCACACGGATACACAGTAACACGTGGTGATGATGCAGTTGGCACATTCAGCAGTTCTAAAAGTGCATTGGCATGGTGCATTGCAGACAAAAATAACCAGCTTAATTTAGCTAGAGAAATACAAAATTTAGATTTTACATTGGTAAGACTGCGTAACGATATACAAATTCGTGGCGGTATTGCCAAAACCAGTCGTGGACAGTTATGGGAAACAGCCCACGTGAAAACCGCTCAAAGGTATGAGCACAGCAGGCATATAGAAAACGAATTAACAAAATGTATAAATTCGGCTAAATACCAGCAACTTCGAGGATTCAATAATGAAACTGCAAGAACTGGCGGTTAAACGCCCGACACAACAAATCGCTAAAGTATTCGAAAGCCATTACGGCCAACGTATACCTTTTGACTCAATGAACTTATCACAAGCACGAACCATGCTTGGCCGAGTTCGGAAACTGGTCAATGAACACCGTGCCAATCGTGACTTCCATCAAAGCGAACGCAATCCTGCTTACATCAAATTAATGATGATGGAACAGGCATTGTCACAGCGTTTGTTTGAAGAAGAAGTAGTTGCCATTGATGTGAATGATCCTGCAATGAAAGCCATTCAAACCAAGATCAAGAACAAGCAAGTGCTGAACCCTGACGAGCAAAAGAAAGCCAATGCTATCTTGGCCATGCAGACTTCAGAAAACAATACTGGTGGCTTCCTCAAAGAAAGCGAAGTGCAACAGGCTCAAGTTGTTCTTGCTGCCCAAGACATGGTCGACAAGATGCAAAAAATGATTGAAGACACAACCAGTTTGCAGTTTAAAGAATTGCCAGCCTTGGTTGATTCAATTAAAAATCAAGTTGGTGTTGAGCAAGCTGCACAGTTCAACAATGACGCCACTGCTGCATTGGCCGGCTTGGTACAAAACTTACAAAACAGCAAGTTGCAAATGGAACAGGCATTAGGCGTGGTAACTGGTCAGGCCGCTGCTCCAGTAGTGCCGGGTGCTGAAGCTGGTGCTGAATTGGGCGCAGAGCTTGGTGCCGACGCTGGTGCTGAACTAGGTGCCGAAGACGATCTCGACGCCATGGCTACTGATGCCGCTGACGACATGGACCCTGAGCTAGGTGCTCCAATGGCATCATTGGGTCGCGAGCGTAGATAATGCGTATTAATGAAATGGCAGACCCAACAGCCCAACGGTTGCTGGGTGTGGCCCAATTCTTACTGGGACGAGCTGAGAACACCAACGGTAAGAAACAAATCAATACTGGAACTTTTGTAAACATTGCACAAAGTCTGGGCATTGAAATTAGTACGCAGACATTGGCAGACCTCAGCAACCAACCTCCATTGAATGGTGTGATAGAACCCATCCAGCCCGGAGAAGACGTCATAACTTTTTCAAACGGTCAACCAGATGTTGCCATGCCTGTAGACCAGGCGCAGAACATTGTGGCCACGGCTGCCAAATCAGCAGCCAAAAAAGATCGAGGCGTTTGATCAATCTCGTCAACTTAAAGTTGACTTCCAACGTTAAATATAGTATACTATGCTGTAGGAGGCCCGTATGAAAAAACTCATTGCTCTTT